CGCACGTTCTTCGGGTGGCTGACCAGCGTGTCGAGGGTGAGATATTTCATGGCGAATGCTTCCTTTGCTTTCAGCGCCCCCATCGGGCGCACACGGCAAAAGGCCGCCCTTTCACCTTTCGGTGGGGCGGCCTTGAGGGTCAGAACGGTAGAGGAGAGAAGCGCTGCCTACAGACCCCAGTAAACGAGATTGATCGCATCGAGGATTTCATCGCGGTGGCTCTCAAGCGATGCCACCGGGGACAATCGCTGGAGCGGCGCAGCCCGAACAGAAACCTGGGTGGTGACATCGAGGATGTGGCGTTTGTCTTCCAACATCACGGCAGGCGTCAGACCCTTCACCACCGGGTCGTCACTGTGTAGCGCGCCAAATGGAATGAGCCTTTGCGTCAGATGGAATGATCCTCGATGAGAGTAAAAACATGGGCACAAAAGCGCCCATGAGATGGGCTTAGGGAGCTGATCAACTGTGGCGCAACGAAGTTGCGAAACTTCATGCTGTGGTCCCGACCATAGATGTCCCGATAGCGAATTTCTCGTTTGAAGACGAGGAAGCACTGCTAATCTCAAAAAGCATGGATGGGTCAAAGGTGGCGGCCATTACGCTGCTCCTTTTTCCAGCGCATCAAGACGCGCGGACAAGTCCGCGATATCCTGCACCCTGCGGGCGTCAGCCGCCTTTAGCGCGATCAGTGAGAGTGCGATGATCTGATCATGCCGGAGGCCTAGCCGGTAGCGGGCCTCGCCAGTGTCAGGGTCAATCACAGGCACTTCGGTTGGCACCCCGTCAACGTCTTGCCACTCGGTGATCTCATCCCGACACCAAAGAGCATACCGCGAGGGGTCCAGCCCGGCGGCGCGGATAGCCGCTTCGATTTCCTGTGCATAGGCTCCGATGTGAACCCGCGCCCCGTCGCCTTTCTTCTCGATGCTGTTAAGCCACTGGAAGGCATGGAGTTGCACGGTGCTGATCGCGGATGCCAGTGTCATGATCTCTGTATATTCATCGTCTCGCGTGCGCTTCTCTCGCGCATCCGAGGTATTCACTGCACTGTTTGCTGAAAATATCTCTGAGAACCGGCGCGCGGCGGTTCCGCAAGACACAGCGTTATCAATATCCGGGTGGATTTCTGACACTTCGATGCCCTGCTGACCAAATGTCGGGAAGGCGATGGTTTCGTTATTTGCAGTGCCTGCAATGTAGGAAGTGGCAGTGTCTGCATAGAGTTTAATGCCGGCGGAGGTTCCGTAAATCCCGAGGTCGAACTCACGCTGCTGTGCCGCCGCGTTGACAAAATCCATCAACATGCCATCGCCTTGGCCGGTGAGAGTGCCAGTGCCGATGGTCTGATAGATGCAGCGACCACCCCGGACGGTAGCGCCATCCATAGTTGATGGTTTCGAGACGCGGACGTTCAGAACATATAGATCGCGCTGATGCGCGATATTAAAACCTATTCCAGCCTGCGCACTACCCTCAATCGAGTTATCAAATCCGTCAAAGGTTTCATCAACGCCGTTTTCGTCTGGTGTTGTCGAGTTACCGACTTCCAGAGAAATAGCGCCAAAGGCTTGGTTCTCGTCCCAAAGAGATATGACGCGATTAGAAAACCCGCCATTTAGAGTAAATCCTGTGCCATCGCCGCCCTCTGTCAGAGGGAAATAAAATATGTTGCCACCTACGTTGTCAGCACCGGCTAGAATGACGCCCCGCTCGAAACCGAGCATGTGAATGTTGGAGAACACGTTAGAATTTACGCCCGCCGATGGCGAGCCAAACCGTTGTTTGCCGCCGCCGACATAGACACCAATTCCGTCAGAGTTTAGTGCAGGCAATGACACAAGATCACGCTTACCTCTAAGCATCCAAGTGTTGCCATGAGTAGCGCCAGAGACCCAATGGCCGATGAAATTCGGTAGGCAGTTGTCGTCACCGTAGACGGTTACATCGACCTTGCAGTCGATCATGTTCCCCCAAATTATGCCGTGGGTGCAGAGCGCCCCGGCCCGGACTGCGAAATCCTTGAAGTTCGCGTGGAAGGTCCGATTGTTACCGTCAATTCCGCCGATCTCCAGAACTGCGCCCGCGAAGTTCCCGGTGATCTCAGTCGCATCGCCCGAGCCGATAAACGATATCTGCTGAAGCGCGACCGTCGATCCGACCGTATACGTGCCGCCGTGATCGCGAATGAGGTTCGACCCTGAGATTTTAGCCTTGGCTGCCGCCCCGGCATCGCGAAGGGCCTGCGCGTCATCTGACCCGTCAGCTTTAGCGCCATACATGCCGAACGTGATATCGCTAAGGGGGCAAATGTTCCCACCGCTGGGGTAAAGCGCGTTGTTCGCCGCCTTTACGACCCCGATAAACTCGCCACCGTCGCCGGGGGTGGTGTGACCGTGAATTGAGACGATTGTGCCTACGGGGGCGGCATCCGCCAAGGCGAGAGCCAACGTATCAAAACCAAGCCCGAGCCGCCTTAATGATCTCAGCAATTGCCCCGTATCACCTCCGTCCGGAACGATATCCGCAGCTTCGAGAGGCGTGATAAGTTCTTCTTGTACGTTATTCAGCCACGTATGCTCCAGCCGTGTGCCCCGCTGACCGGTCAGAGGATTGCCGGACTGGAAGAGGTTTCCGATGTGATAATCGGCGTCAGTACGCTTCATGAGAGTTCTCCGGTTGGCGGGCCAGCGACCCAGCTGGCACGTGCGCGTAGCAGCGGCCAGATGATGATGAGGTTGGGGACGCGGCCGAGGCTGCCCGCATAGACCTCGACGAAAGCGGCATCGGACCGGCGCAGCCAGGCGGCAGACCGACCAAAATCATACGCACGATCATGAATAAGCGACGCTACCAGCATCGCCTCCGAGGGCCAAGGCCACGCTGCCCCTTCAAGGCCGACACGCCACTCGTAGCCCGCCTCGATATCGACGGGACCGACAGCACGGGTGACGACGGATAGGCGCTCGTCGAGGCGATAGTGGCCGGGGCCAAGGCGCGTATACTTCATGCCGCCACCTCCAGCGCGGCAACGGCGGCCGTCGCATCGTATTCGTGATGGACGCGGGTATGATCAGGCTTGAATCGCTCGACCAGGCACTCGAGCCTCGCATCCCCGAAATCCAACAACAGCGCCCCGGCCTCCGCTCCATCCTCATCGGCATAGACCCGGCTCGCCCAACTGGCTTCGCTCGTGATCCACCACTGAAACGGAGCCGCAAGATCCGACAGGAACGACCCGCAATCAGCCCCGGCCTGCAGCGTATCCACCTCCGCCGCCAACCCGTCACCGGCACCGGACGTGCCGCAGACAAAGGCGAATTCTTCGGACACCTCACAGGGCCGGTCAAAGGACGCCCCAAGCGCCTCGAAATACGGTGGCGACGCCCCGCCCTTCATGAGCAGAAGCGCAATAACGAGAGCCCGCCGCTCGTCGATCCCCTCCGGCTCGCCAAGACAGGCGTCAGGAAGATCGAGGACACGCTCGTAGTCAGGAATCGTCTCAACAGCCGTGCGAGGGTCGGCCTCCTCGATGACGGTCGCGGCCTCCACATCCATGCGGCGCAGCTCGGGGGCCAGCGCGAGCATCAGCGCCCGCCAGTTCGGCCCGCGCGCCTCGGGCCAGCCCTTGCCGCGCGGCATCAGCGCGGTCAGAGCATCGGCGTAGGATTCGACGGGGGGAAGCGACACGCTCATTGATACGCTACCTCCCCGAGGGTTGCCAGGTGGCCGAGAGCGGGCGTGGCATCGACCGCAGGCGCGATCAGCGCGTGGCCGGTCAGCCCCGGTGCAAGAGAAACCGCCTGGGCGATGTTGGTGATCGGCACAATGCCACCCGGCGTGGCCGTGCGTCGATAAAGCGCCTCCAGCTCGGCCTGCACTGCCGTCCGGATTGCCGGTGTGTCCGGCTCAATCTGGAGCGTGATGTTGTCTGGCGCAGCGATGGGGGGCGCGACGAAGAGTTGCGCGGTCACCGGCCGCCCCTCGAAAACACTCGATGTCGAGGCGCGATTGTCGATATGCTCCTGCACCGCCTCGACCTCGGCATCGGTCGGAATCGGACCATGCGGGGCATCATCCACGACAACGCGCAGGGTCACGGTCCCGAGACCCATCTCGCCGCCGAACGTCCATGCCTGGGTAATGCCGGGCATCTCGAGCGCCCACCTGACATAATCAGTGGCCGCGCCGCCATGGGGCGGGTTGCGGATTTCGAAAAGGAGGCGGTCGAGCAGCGCATCCTTCTCCTCGTCATCCGCGCCGCCCGAGAAACCGGGATCGGCGACGGTGGCCGAGGACGAGACGCCGGTGATCGGCGTCAGCAGCGAGGCAGCGGTACCGCTCGCCAGCGTGCCGTCCTGACCGGCCAGCACCGCACGGGCTGCAACGGTCAGCGTGCCGCCCGCGATTACCCCGGCCTCTGTCGTCTCGATCTCGATGCCGGATGCCCCAAGGCGCGTCGATGCCGGTACCGCCGTGCCATCGGTACCGTTGAAGATCAGCTCACCCGTCGCCCGCGCTGCCGCCAGGCGGGTCAGGCCCCGGAAGGATGCCTGCCGCTCGAGGTTCGCCTCGTCGGCCGTGTCGGGGAAAATCTGGCCATAGGTCCAGCTGATATGCTGGTGGTTTTCATGGGAGGCACCGGCGACGGCGCGTGCGATCCCGGCCTCGGGCGTGCGGTTGCGGACGATGGCGACATCGTCGATCGTCGCTTCCATGTCCGCTTTCACGCGGGTGTCGATGGTGTCGATAGTGGGGACTGAGTAGGTCATAGCAGAGTTGCCTCCCAGAGTTTGTCATAAAGCAGGGCTTCGCGGGTGCCGTCGGGCTTGTAGAGCGTGATGGACAGGGCCAGCGTCGCGCCGGAGCCGACGCCATCGATGCGGGTCGCGGTGACATCGATGCTCGCGACGATGCCGTCCTCGATCATCCAGGCCAGCGCCTGGCGGGCATAGTCCTCGGCCTTGCGCAGGGTCTCTGTCAGCGTTTTCGCCCGGCGCAGGGTCCAGAGCGGAGAACCCCAGTCGCCGTTCGACAGCGCATCGCCCCACCACCCGCGCCGGTCGTTCTCATCCTCGGGCAGCTCCACCACATCGGCGCGCGAATCGGTCAGCAGGCTCGCCAGCACGACGCTGGACAATCCGTCATCGAGGACGAGGCCGCCATCCGCGAAACACAGATCCGCGCAGCCTTCGTCAGAGTTCCAGGCGAGAGCGAGACTACCCATCTTCACCCACCCCCGTAACAATCGGATGCCGCCCGGCCGACGATCCACCCTGCACCTGGACAAAATCGCCCACGGTTGCGATGGCATTGCCGTTGATGGTCGCGCTATCGGCCTCCATGGCGATCGTGGGAGATTTCACGAAGACAGGTTTCGGCGAGATGATCTCGATCCGGTCCCGTTTGATGGCAATCCGCTGACCCTGCTCGTCGTATGCGATCGACTCGCCGGGCACGCCGTCCTTCGGACGATGACGCCGGTCCCCCAGCGAGATCGCCACCATGTTTGAGCGCTCGCCCATTACCGAGAGCGTCACCACTTCGGCCCCTTCCAACGGGATGGAGGTAAAGCCCCAGGGCTCGGCCAGCTCGACCGCCTTGCCCTCCTCGTCGGACAGCATCGGCGTCAGATCGAGCGTCACCCGACCGCCCGAGGACTGGACGGCCGCAATGACGGCCCGGCCCACGAGCAGCATCAGACGGCGGCGGACGGCGGCGACGGCGGCGCTCATGAGCTACCCCACATCGGCGAGGCGGCCTTCGTCTCGGGGATGGCGAGCAGATCATAGGCCTCCGGTTCGGCACAGGTCAGTTCGGTCACGATCCCGTCTTCCTCGGAGCGAATAAATTCGGTTGCCACCACGAGCAGATTGGCGGCGATCCGCAACCGATCATCGCGTACCGCGACCATCTTGCCGACCTCCCAGAGCGCGCCATCAGCCCGGAACCACTCCGCAACGCGATAGGTCACCGTCCGCGCCCGCCCACGCCGCAGCGCAGCCTCGTAGACCGCCCGCTCTCGCAGGGCCGCATCCGCGCCTTGCGTCTCGGACAGGATGACCAGCGGGCGATGCAGCGGTACCGACGCATCGGTGGCCTTGCCGACCGCAGCGGCCGACACCTCCCCCGTCCACGAATCCGAGCCGATGGTCTGGCCCTTGACCGTGTATTCGGAATATTGCTCCTGACCATTAATGCTGCCACTGGCCGAGAGGATATTGACCTCGTTTGAAGAGGCGTTTGAAGGCCCTATCAACGTGTCTTGAACGGCCCCTGAACGCCGCAGAAACCGCAGGTTCCCGTCGACGGTATCGGAAACCCACAACCGCCGCTGCCGCGCCAGACGATCAATCACCTCGGCGACCTTCTCGCCCGGCTCGATCTGCACCGATGCAAACACGGCCCCCACATCCTCGTCGGCCACGACGCCGATTCCGAACGGCTCCGCCAGAGCCCGAGCGACCCCGACCACGGTCGTACCCGCCAAGCGCCCCGACCCATAGACGGCCGAACAATCGACCAGCTGCCCGCTCTTCGGAGTTAAGCGCGAATCTTGGTGATGGTCAGGCGGCGGACGAAATGGCTTGTTCGATGCCGTCATTGAATTTTGCACCTTGCTGGACGCGGGGCAAGAGATGTTTTCCGTCAACGCCGCGCCACCTCTTCTCAGCGGCGATGAGGAGTTTGAAGACCATGGCCATGGCAGTCTTGCGGGTCAGGCAGTTTTTTGACCGCTTGGTTCGGTGCCTGACGGTGGCAAAAGCCGACTCGATAGGGTTGGTCGTGCGCAGATGCTTCCAATGCTCGGCGGGGAAATCATAGAAGGCAAGGAGCGCATCCCGGTCCTTGGTGAGGCAGGCGACGGCCTTGTCGTATTTCACGCCGTACTTTTCGATGAAGAGATCGAAGGCGGCTTCGGCATCGACGCGGGTCTCGGCCATCCAGATATCCTTCAGATCGCTCTTGGCCTTGGCCTGGAGAGATTTGGGCAGCTTGTTCAGCACGTTGGCTGTCTTGTGAACCCAGCAGCGCTGCTGGCGAGTGGAGCCCGAGACCTCGCTGAGCGCGGCCCAGAACCCCAGCGCCCCGTCGCCGACGGCGAGTTTCGGCGGCACCTTCAGCCCCCGATCT